GGGGTGTCGGCTGCGGTGGTTGGGGTTGCTGGTGCGTTGTATAAGGCGACGCAGGCTGCGGCTGAGGATCAGAAGAGCCAGGCGTTGTTGGCCGATCAGTTGCAGAAGACGGTTGGTGCTTCGGATGCGTTGATTGCTTCGACTGAGCGGTTGATCGCTGAGCAGCAGGCGTTGACCGGTATCTCGGATACCGACCTTCGTGATGCTCTTTCGATTCTTGTTCGTGGTACTGGCGACCTGACCAAGGCACAGAACCTCTTGTCAACTGCAATGGACATCAGTACTGCTACAGGCAAGGACTTGAACAGCGTCAGTATTGCGTTGGCTAGAGGTGCGAATGGGCAGTTCACCGCGCTCACCAGGCTCGGTATTCCGATTGATGAGAACACAAAGAAGTCCAAGGATTTCAATCAGGTTCTTCGTGACCTGAACGAGCAGTTTGGTGGTGCTGCGAAGACTGCTGCTGGCACGTTCCAAGGTCAGTTGAAGATTCTTCAAGGCCAGTTTGGTGAGATTGTTGAGACGGTTGGGGCGGCCTTGTTGCCATATCTGCAACAGTTCTCTGACTTCATTGTGACGAATGTTGTGCCTGCGGTTCAGCGCATCACAACAGTTCTTGGGGAGAAGGGGCTGGTGGCCGCCTTTCAGCAGTTGGTATATGAGTCTGGGAAGAGTGCGCCTGCTCTGATCGGTGCGTTCAGGGCAATCACAATCGGCGTCGCAGAGTTTGTCAATGTGACGGCTCGCGCGTTCAACGTAACGAAAGCACAGTTCCAACTTCTCAGGGGCGATGTCGTTGGTGCGGTCAAGTCGTTCGCTGCCGCCACAAAAGAAGTCATTGACACCGATGCCCTTCGCTCAGCGTTCGACTCGTTGGCTGTCGGCATCAACCACTACAAGCGTGAGGTGACGACGGCTGATCGGGCTGAGCGTCAGCTGAACGCAACCGGTGAGGCAACCATTGACACATTCGGTGAGGGTGGTGGTGGTGGCGGCAAGGGCGGTGTGGCTAAGACCGTGAAGACTGCGGCTGAGAAGTTGAAGATGTTGACCGAGGCTATCGATAAGTCGACGGCTGCGTCGAAGCGGTTGAAGTCGGCTGGGGAGTCTGTGGCTGATTCGCAGAAGTCGTTGGCTGATGCGACTTCGGAGCGTGAGAAGGCTCAGGCTGCGTTCAATCAGGCTGTGGCTGGGTATGGTGCGGATTCGCAGCAGGCTAAGGATGCTCAACGGAAGTTGGATGCGGCTCAGCGTGATGTGGCTCGATCGGGGTTCAGGGTTGAACAGGCTGTGTTTGCTGTGAAGGATGCGGAGAAGGAGTTGGCTGAGGTTCGCGCTGATCCTGAGTCAAATCCTCAGAAGATTCGTGAGGCTGAGATTCGTTTGGCTGAGGCAAAGTTGGCTGTGACTGATGCGACGGATGCCCAGTATGAGGCGACGAAGGATTTGGGTGAGGCTCAACGATTCTTGAATGAGCAGGTATCTGGTGCGATCCCTGGGTCGGCTATCTATGAGGAGTTGGCTTCTGATTTGGCTGATGCGAAGGAACGTGAGGCCGATATGACGAAGCGTGTGGCTGAGGCTATCGATGCTCAGCGTGAGGCGTTGGATGCATACAATGAGTCGCTTCGTGTGCAGTTGGATTTGGCTAAGCAATTCCCGAAGATTTCTGCTGGTGTGCCGAACCCGTTTGCGTCTGAGCTTGCTTCAATCCAGCAGACTCAAACAGCAGCACAAGCCGGGATTGTTGCGGCACCGACGGTTGCGGTGACGGTGAACGCTGGGTTGGGTGCGTCGGGTCAGGAAGTGGGGGCTGAGATTGCTGAGTATCTGCGCCAGTATGCAACTGTGTCAGGTATTCAGTTCTCAAACGGTTCGACCGGCGCATTGTTCGGAAGGTAGCCGATGCCCAAGACGCTGAACTGGGGGGAAACATTCAAGGTGCTTCTCGATGTTGGCTTCATCACGGACGCATTCACCCTTGACTCCTCACTCCTTGACGGCACCGATGTCCTAGACGGATCAACCGACTTCGTAGACATCACCGAATACGTCCAATCCATCAACATCAACCGAGGTCGAACCAGCCAACTCGACACCTTCAACCCAGGCACCCTCTCCATCATCGCCGACGACCGAGCATCAGGACGCCAATTCGATCCCCTCAACACCGCCTCCCCCTGGTACGAAGGCAACCTCGGCATCGCACCACGCCGAGCAATCGAAGTCTACGGAGGCTCAGCCGGAACCGCAGCCCTCTACAAAGGCTACGTCTATGACCTCAACATCGAATACGACGAACCGAACCTGTCCACCGCCACCATCCTCGCAGTCGACGCCCTCGCACAACTCGGACAAACCAACCTCAACGCCTTCAACCCATCCAGCCAACTCACCTCAGCCCGCGTCTCCGCCATCCTTGACCGCAGCGAAGTCGCCTGGTCAACCGCTCTCCGAGACATTGACACCGGTGTAGCCACCTGCGGCACCTTCGCATACGAAGACCAAACCAACGTCCTTCAAGCACTCCAAGCCGTACAGCTCGCAGAGAACGGCAGACTATTCGCAAACCGCCTCGGCCAAGTCGAGTTCGATGCCCGCATCACCAACACCTTCGCCACAGCAGTCGCCAACCTCGGAGGCACCGCTGTCACCTCCATCCCCATCCAAGCCCTCTCCAACGTCTATGGTGCCGAAACCGTCCTCAACCGAGTCTCCGTACAAATCTCAGGTGGCACCGCATCCAGCATCGCAGCTGGCACCGCATCACAATCAGAGTACGGAATCAAAAACTTCTCCCTTACCGACATCCCACTTGTCGATGACGCAGCAGGCTCAGCCCTCGCCTCAGCCCTACTCAACACCTACCAAAACCCTGAGGTTCGATTTGATGAGGTCAGCATTCTGGTCAACCCATTGAACGATGCACATACCGAAACAATGGCCGCGCTGGAGATCGGCGATGTGCTGACCGTAACAAAAACATTCGCTACTGGCAGTCCTTCCAGCGTCACCAAAAACGTCGTGGTCGAAGGCATCCAACATGTCGTCACCCCATCTCGCCACGACATTCGACTGCGCCTCGGACAGATTGATGTCCTCACCCCGTTCATCTTGAACGTGTCCACCCTTGACGACTCCACCGTAGGCCTGCAATAGGGATAGGCTAGACTGACGACATGGCTGGTGCAGGCGCAAAACTTTGGGTTAGTGGAGAGACGGTCACAGCAGCGAACGTCAACGCATACCTCCAGGATCAAACCATCATGCGATTCGCCACGACTTCCGCTCGTGACGCAGCATTCGGTGGGTCTGGAGAACCAACTCTGGCTGAAGGAATGTTCTGCTACATTGACGCAGACAACAAGTTGTATTTCTATACGGGTTCAGCGTGGCAGGAGTTCTCTTCTGGTGCGGATGTTCTCCAAGTACAGGTATTCAGTTAGGAGCTGACAATGGCAACATTCACTAAAACAATTCTCAGCGGTTCGACTGACGGCAAAGGTATTCTCGTTGCTGCTACCGCTACCGCTGGAACAACGATCCACACCGGTTCAACAACCGCAACCACCCTTGATGAGGTTTGGCTGTACGCAGTCAACACCAGCGCATCTGCCGTGAAGTTGACGATTGAGTGGGGTGAGACAACTGCACCGAATGGGAACATTGAGCAGACGATTGCTGCTGAGTCTGGTTTGGTGTTGATTGCGCCAGGTCTTCTGATCAAGGGCAATGCGACTGCTCTTGTGGTTCGAGCGTTTGCTGCAACTACGAACGTCATCGTTGTTCACGGGTTTGTAAATCAGATCACGGCGTAGGTTCCAATGACGATACGTTGGGATCAGCGTTCACGGGTTGGCCAGTATGTGAAGAACTGGATGAACCCATCCATCACAGTTGAATATCTCATTGTGGCTGGCGGTGGTGGTGCTGGTGGTGGTCGTGGTGGCGGTGGTGGTGCTGGCGGTTATAGGTCGTCGGTTGTTGGGGAATCTTCTGGTCGAGGGGCATCAGCGGAAAGTGTGATTTCAATGTCTGCTGGTTCGTATACGGTTGTGGTTGGTGCTGGTGGTGCTGGTGGAGCCAGCGGATTCAGCGGTTCAACTGGTTCTAATTCTTCTTTGATTGCAATCACATCAAGTGGTGGCGGTTTCGGTGCCTTGGGTCTTGGCCCAGCTATCGGTAAGCCGACTACTGCTGGTGGTTCGGGTGGTTCTGGCGGTGGTGGTTCTGGCTATCCGACCGCTGGTGCTGGTGGTGCTGGAACTACTGGTCAGGGCTATGACGGTGGTGCTGGTGCTGGCGGTGGCGAGGATTATGCGGGTGGTGGTGGTGGTGGTGCTGGGGCTGCTGGTGGCACAGGTTCTTCTGGTGCTGGTTTCGCTGGCGGTGCTGGTGTTGCGTCTTCGATTACTGGTGCTTCGGTGACTCGTGCTGGTGGTGGTGGTTCTGGTGGATACCTCATTGGTGGTGGTGCTGGAGGTGCTGGTGGTGGCGGTGCTGGTGGGACTGGCGGTGTTGTGGGTGGCGATGGTTCAGCGAACACTGGTGGCGGTGGTGGTGGTGGTGGGAACAATGTTGCTGGAGGTGCTGGCGGTTCAGGCGTCGTCATCATTCGATACCGAACAGCTGATGCTTCCAATGCCAATATGACGATCAGCGGTGGTTCAGTAACAACATCGGGGGCGTACACAATCCACACGTTCACTTCGACGGGTTCAACGACTGTGACGGTTGGCTGATGCGTGGCGGTCGAACCAGGGTCGGTCAGTATGTTCGGAATGCGAATCCGGCTACGAAGTCTGTTGACATTGAATATCTAATCATTGCTGGTGGAGGTGGCGGCGGTTATTGGAATGGTGGCGGCAAGTCATCTGGGGGTGGTGGTGCTGGTGGCTACAGGTCTTCTGTGATTGGTGAATCAACTGGGCGTGGCGGAACTCTTGAGAATCGTTCAGCACTTAGTATTGGTGCTGGTACATATACGGTTGTGGTGGGTGCTGGTGGCGCGAGCAACACGGTGGGTAGCGATAGTAGTTTCGCTGGCCTGACTTCATCGGGTGGTGGTCGAGGCGGTTTGTCTGCATCTGCTCAAGCTGGTGGTGCTGGTGGTGCTGGTGGTGGTGCTGGTGCTACGAATGCTGCTGGTGGTGCTGCTGGTGCTGGAACTACTGGTCAGGGCTATGACGGTGGTGCTGGTGCTGTGAACTGGTCTGGTGGTGGCGGTGGTGCTGGTGCTGCTGGAAATACTGGTGGTGGTGGTTTCGCTGGTTCTGGCGGGAATGGTGTTGCTTCGTCAATCACAGGTGCTTCGGTGACTCGCGCTGGTGGTGGCGGGGGTGGTGGTTCTACGAGCGAAAGCATCAATGGGAATGTCGGCGGAAGCGGCGGAGGCGGTGCTGGTAAAGGCGCAAATGGTGCTGGAAACGGTGATGCCGGAACAGCCAACACAGGCAGCGGTGGCGGGGGAGGCTCTGACAGTTATGTCGGCGGTGCAGGTGGATCGGGAATTGTTGTCTTTCGCTACATCACTAAGAACAATCCTGGGATACAGATTTCTGGTGGCACGATCTCGACGTCGGGTGACTACACCATTCACACATTCACTTCAACTGGTAGCGTGACGGTCACGGTATCATAAGGAACATCATGGCTCACTTCGCTGAAATAGATGCAACAAATATTGTCGTTCGAGTGCTGGTTGTCCCAGACGAACAGGAACATCGTGGGCATGATTTCTTGGCGAACGATCTTGGTCTTGGCGGAACATGGATTCAGACGTCATACAACAATCGAATCCGCAAACAGTATGCGGGTGTGGGTTACGCCTATGACGCCGAGAACGATGTGTTTATTGCACCTCAGCCGTTTCCGTCTTGGTCATTGGATGAGAACTATGATTGGGTCGCTCCTGTGCCCTGCCCAAGTGAAGGGTTCTGGTATTGGGACGAAGCAGAAGGCGAGTGGGTCGAGCAAGTCGTTGGCTCCTAACACTCCCAGCACTAGTCTTCGCATTCTTTCCTCAGTCTGCTCAAGCTGAGGTACTACCTGGCCTGATCGTCACGGCCTATGAGATTCCTCCGTCGTATCCGGTGAGGGATGATGAGACGTATCCGGTGTGCAACATCTATGTTGAGTCAAATATCAATCAGTCGTGGGGTGGAGGGTCGGTTGGTGGGTGTCGTGCTGATTGGGTGATGTTGCATTATCAGGGGTTCATTCAGATTCCTGAGCATGAGTCGATTGAGTTCATGGTGGCCGCTGATGACGGTGGGGTTATGAGTATCGCTGGGCAGGAGTTCGGTACGTGGAATGAGAAGGGTTGCTCATGGTCGCAGACCATAACGCTGTCCGTTATGCCTGGCGAGTATGCGTTGGACGGCTGGTTCTATGAGGCTGGTGGCGGCACATGCTTTATGCTGGCTTGGAAGATTGATGACGGGTATTGGGAGATAGTTCCAGCATGGGCATATACAACGGAATCCACACCGTCGACGACGAACTCTACTACTACTGTCCCCGAAACGACTGTCCCTGCCACGAGCAGTACTTCTACGACGCCTCAGGAAACATCAACGAGCGAACCGACAACAACTAGTCCTTCGTCTTCATATCCAGAAGCAAACGCAACTCAATCATCAACAACGATCCAACAAGACCAGCAACCACAAACAAACCAACCCCAAGAACCAAACTCAGAATCCACCACATCTACAAACCCCTCCTCGACGACTTCAACAGTCGCCAATACAACCACGTCAGTATTCCTAGAACCACTACCTGTTTGGGTGCCTCCAGCAACCACAACAACGGAAGTAGCAACCACCACAACGACATCTCAGCCTCCTCTAGAAACAACGCTACCCCCTCAGACTACCCAGCCTGAACCGTCAACGACCATCCCTCAGACGACGGTCGCTCAAACCAGCATCCCCACAACGAGCATCGCTGACACGACGAGCAGCTCGACGACCGTCGTCATAGATACGACGACGACCTTGCCACCGATCCAGCCGAGCATGAGCAATCAGCAGATTCTCCAACAAGCCATCAATCCTTCCGTCGTGGAATCCCTCTCAACCACCGAAGCCGAGGTTCTATTCGCCAGACTGGACGAGGAATCCGTCACAGAAGACCAGGCTGCCCTCATCATCCAAGCCCTTGACGAAGCACCCGACGAAGTGAAGAAGGCGTTCGAGGAGAACGTGAACGTGTTCTCAGGCCTCTGGTCGTCTTACAAGATGGTCGGTCAAACGATCAGCGTTGCCGAACGGGTGACGCTGGTAGCGGTTGCGAATACAATGGGAGCAGCAACAGCAGTCCTGCGTAGACGGAACTAGGAATGATACGCAGAATCACGAAGGAACTTCTCGCCCTCGGACTCACCATCGGGGCATCCCTCATCACCCTCATCACCCTCTCAGGCACAGTCCAAACCTGGGCACTCCTGTTCACGCTTCTCGGGTTCGCACTACACTTGTTGAACGTAGCCATAACCGATGAAGGAGGGGAAAGTGAACCAACCCCAAGTGAAGCAGAACCCGACCATCGCTAAGTTCCTCGACCTCCTCCAGCGACTCTTCTCGCTGTTCCTGGCCACAGCCCTCCCAGCCGTCACCACCGGTGCCGTCATCGGAGTCTCGGTCGCCAAGTCAGCGATCATGGCTGGTGCGATGGCTGTCATCGCAGTCGTCCAGAAGCTCGCCGCCGCCTCGGTCGATGGTGAACTGACCGCAGACGAAATCAAAGCATCGTTCCAGAAGTAACCCATGTCGAAGTACCCTGTCGTCCCCGTCAAACTTTGCTCATGCCTGAAAGGGGTGAAGCCTGGTGAACTACCAGCGAAACTCCTTCGAGGCATCGAAGGCAAAGGGAAACTCCACCATTGCGCGGCTGATGCATACGAGGCTATGGATGCTGCTGCTAACGCAGCAGGCATCGACCTCTCCCCAACCAGCCAAGCCGACACCTACCGCTCGTTGGAGACGCAAGAGTACGGGTTCT